CATCAGATTACGAACATGCTTTTGCAAATCCTTTACTAACTGTTCTCGTTCTTCTTCATACTCTTGTTTTACACTATCTAGTGCATCCTTGTCAACAGTAAATCCTGTTTGGTATATGCGTGACAGCGAGACACAAACCTGATTGGTCAGGGTAACTGTATCATACAATCTACTGTCTGTGGTGTTTAGTCTGTACATCAGCTTGTCAGATAGTTCCTGTGTAGCATGAAGGTCAGCAGACAAGTAGTGACACAACTCGTTGTAAGGTATGTCACGTGTGCTGTACCCTTTAGCAAAGTATTCTTTTAGTGTTCCATCTTTTTGTGTTTCTAATTCGTATCGTTCTGCACAAGCCTCAAGAGACAGAGGTTTTTTCTGACCTCGTTGCAATACATACTCAGCAAGCATCGTGTCAAATACAGGGCCATCATATGTAAAGCCTGACTCCCACAACCACAGCAGGTCATGTGCTGCATTGTGCATGATGAGTACAGTTGCTTCATCTAAGAACCACTGCACACGCTCATGATAATCCTTTTGATTAGGAACATCTACATGGTCAAATGGAAAGTGTCTTTCTAAACCTTGGTCAGTCAATACACCAATCATAGTCAGTGAGTTGTCTGGCTCAAACGGGTCCATGTGTATCTTATTATCACGATGCGTGACTGTATTTTCTACGTCTAATACTAATTTCATTATGCTTCATACCTCGCTGTTTTATATTCTAGTTCACAGTGTACCACACCATGCCACCCTGTCAACTTATTTTTTACCACGTTGAGGTGACGCTGTGGGTCTTCTTCTTGCTCTGTTCCACTTTCATTTGTCTTGATAGGATTCTTAGCAATCAGAACCATGAGGTCAGCCTCTGCTGCTTTACCTGTGCGAGAACCTTCCATCATTGATTGATTGAGTAGAATCTTACCCTCTGCATCTGCTGATAACTGTGACATGTAGAAGATAGCACACTCATGTTCCTTTGCAATCTGACGGGCATGAACAGCGTTAGCTTTCAGTGCTTCATCCTGCCTTGCATACCCACCTTTAGCAAACTTGTCACCCATATCAAGCAGTACGATGTCTGGCTTGTATGTCTTACATATAGACTCTACCCATGCCATGTCACGACCTGTTGCATCCTTAATCTTGATGCGTTCCTTGACAGGGGCATAGAGGTCACGTGCTTTGCTTGGGTCACGTTTAATCTCTTGCATAGTCATACCTGTGGCTGCTGTCAAATACCTAGCACCGACACGGTGGTATCCCTCTTCGTTACATAAGATAATGCAGTTAGCACCTTGATGTGCAAACCCACCGGGGCTGGCAATCAAGCTGGCATGGAAGGATGTCTTACCTGTGTTTGGTCTAGCACCAATCTCAATCAAGTGTCCAGCATTCACTCCCTCTACCTTACGTGTTAGAGGTGGTATGTTGAATGTCCAACGTGCCTCAAGGTCTGCCTTGGATAGTAGTGTGTCAAGGTCAATGTCATCCCACTCAACCTTCAGGTCAGGTGTGAAGTCATCGCTGTACTGCTCTAGCAGATTGCGTAGAGGTTCAAGTGTAGCCTTGTCACCATTAACGTAATCAAATCCAAGGTTAGCAATGTCTTCTCCAACTACTTGCTGAAATAACTTAGACAATACCTCACCTGCAATATCACCACCCAAGGGTGTCTCCTTCTTGATTTTATGAAACAGAGCAGAGTATGCTTGCTTCTGTGCTGTAGTAAGCGTTGGGTTGTTGGACATAAACAATGCCTCAACCTCATCAGGTGTTACGGTACGCTCGTAACGTTGCATGGCAGTATCAACTGTCTGCTTTATCTTGCGTACATCCTTACTAAATAGTCTGTCTGGACAACGTGCGCCACGATGGTCATCGTAGAACTCTTTGTTCATCAAACTCCTAACTAATGATAATTCCATATGTCTCTCCTATCTCTGTCAAATTGTCTATGTCTATTTTGTTACGATACTTTAGGTCATCTGTCAAGCGCAACACCTTGACGTTGGGTACGTGACCTCTCAATTCTTTTGCAAAGCCAAGTGTCTTGGGCAATGCGTCTGGGTCAAGGGCAATGACAGCCGTTGAGAACTGCGAGAGATACCTCTTGTGTCCTTCGGATAACGATGTTCCCAACACAGCAACACCAACAAACACATCATTACCCACAACTGCGGCACTCACACAGTCCTCAACAACTACAGCTACCTTACCATAACCCATCGAAAAAGGCAAGGTGCTGTTACCATAGCGTTTCCACTTTGGTAGTCGGTTAGATAGTGTGCGACCAGTAGCATCAACTATCTTACCTTGATGTACAACGGGGAACACGACCCTATTCTCACGCACATCGTACATCAAATTCAACTCGTCTGCATTTATACCCCACTCCTCTGTGTATGTCAACACCTCACTACGATTGTTGTGTGGTACAACATAATCAGGAAGTACAAACGGTACATCAGAAGCAAACTCTTTTGCACCAGTAAAGCCATCACGTATATCATCTACAGATAAATGTACACGAGTGCCGCCTTTAGTATCACAAGAAGCCTTGTAACAATTCCACACAAGAGAACCCATGTTATTGGTTACTGTAAATGTTTTGTATCCTTTACATACAGGACAATTCATTCTCTTTGTACTACCATTAGGTATATCTATATCACTTATAGTGTTATATATATTATACATGTATTAATCACTTTCCTTTGCGGCACTTGGTGTACTTGTACCATGATTTTTACGCTGTGTCAATGCATAATCAGCACTAGTCAGTGTATTTTTTAGATACGGTGTGACCGATTGTGCATTAGCATGTCCTGTAACCGACATTATCTGTCCGATACCGACACCTGCATCTACCATCTCAGTTGTACCTGTCCTACGTAAATCAGATAGGCGTAGTTCCTTTGGCAACCCAGCCTCTTCCATAATCTCACGTGCATACAACGGTAGTTTGTGCAATGTGTATGGTTGGTAGACACCTCGTATTGGTCTAGGTCTTGGTGCTACATAATCTTGAAAGCCAAAGTCTTCGTTCTGTTGTACTAACATCTGATGCAATTCATCTGATATAGGCAAGAACACCTCTGCTCTACGCTTTGACTGCTCAATATGCACAGTCTGGTCAACCAGATTGACACTATCCCATGTCAGCATACGCATATCACCCAGACGTTGACACCATTCATATGCCATCTGTGCAATCAATCCTATGTTACGCCACCTAAAATCGCTGTAGGCTACGTCTAAGAACTTTTGTACATCCTCCCTACCCCAAACAACCTTACGCTTCTCAGCGGCTCGTTTACGCACGATAGCAAAGGGATTGGTCATACAGAGTTCCTCACGCACACCGTGATTAAACACGATGCGAGTAACAGATATGGTGTGGTTGGCAAGATGTATGCCACGTTCACACCACTCGTTGTACGCTGTCTTTGCCATGCGTGTTGTAATTTTGTCACACTCCAAAGAAAAAAGCTGCACTCCATCAACTTTTGTTTCTAACATTACGTTCAGAAAGTATTTATATTGTGCTTTAGTTTCATCACGCAACTGCTTGTAATCATAGGAAGAAGTGTAATCATGTATTAACTTTTGTAACTTCATGTTATCTCCTTAACTGATGCAGCTTTACTGCTGCTCTACGTAACTCATCATGCCATGCAAGTTCTTCTGTGAACCTTTTTGGTATACCTTTGTACCCGTAATGTGCGCCAGCTATCATGCCAGCTACTGCACCACAGGTGTCACTATCATACCCACGATTGACTGCTTTGATAATACAATCAGCAAAGTTATTCGTAGTCATGAAAGCCCACATAGCACACTGATATGTTTCTACTACGTAACCACCTGACATAACCTTCTCACGGTCAATGTCTAATGGCAACCTGTATTTTCTATATCTTTGCAATGCGTCACCATGCCACAGTTCATGTGCAAACACACGGCTATACTCAATAGCTGTCGGGCTACCGTGTGTCATAATTGTCTGTGCTACAGCTAACTCCATCGCACGTTCTGGTGTGGCAGATACCATGACCACAGGTGCAAGTCGCATAAGCGCACCATTACCTGATTCAGTGTCAAGTGATAATCCGTTGTATACTGTCTTGTCTTTAATGTATTTTACGATAGCACGTTCAGTTGTAGTACCAATATCAAAACAAAAACCTCGTGGGATGAACTCACCGTGGCTACGCCACACTGCCCAGTTACCCATGATATCTTCTGGCTTGAACTCGCCATCATTGTCGATGAATGCTTGTGCCATAGCTAGTGCCATAGCTGTATCGTCAGTCCACTCACCCTTGTCCATATCGTGATGACCACCTTTCATATACTTGGTGATATAGTCATCTGGTTCTCTGCTGGGCATGAACTCTAGGGGTGCGCCAAGCGCATCACCCACTGCGAGTCCGATGAACATACCCATTGCACTGTCTAATGTCAACATGACGCACCTCCTTTCTTAGTTGTTTAGGAATCTTGTGTCAAAGTCCTCAACTCCTTTGGACATGTATGTTACTCCTGTCCTTGAGTTCTTACTTCTCCACCTTCCAGTTGTAGGCCAGTAGATATACTGCCTGTTATACTTGTTCCAAACATACAGCATATCAAAACTCTTGTCAACTTCCTCTGCTTTTATGTCGTTAGTACGAAAGTAATCCAAAGCATAATCTGTTGTCTCTTTGGTTCTGTAAAGTTTACTGTTACTCATGCTGCTAACGCCTTGAACATATCACTGCCTATCCACTGTGACACTTTGTTCTCTCTATTAAACATAGTCATAGCGGCAGTATCGTTGCCTGTGTTACGCATCTCAAAACCGTTACGTTCATCTGCGTATGTAGCGTAGTTTGTAAAGGCAGAATACAATGCCCACACATTGCGTCCACGTACACTAACCTCTTGATTGTACAAGGTAAACATCTTGTCTGCCGCACGGTCAGACTTCAGTAACTTCTCCAAGAAAGCCCTGACATCTACTGACATAAGGCTAGTTTCAGCCCAACGCTGTAGCTGTGCAGTCCGTGTGTCAAAGTCCTGACGTGACTTGCGTAGGTCAGAGATGAACCTGTCCATGCTAAAGTTGGACGTGTTCTTTCTGCGTACCTTGTCATGGTCTCCACGTATCATACCATTCAGGCAGAAGAAGTCAATCTCTCCAAAGAATACCTGATTGGAACAGCTACCGTCAATACCATGCAAAGCAATAATGCGTGGCGATATAACGCTGGCATGTTTGTCTGTCTGGATAAGGTTCTTCACGTTTGGAAATGTGACATCCATCATAGCCCAAGCATTGGAACGTGCATCACGCCAGTTTACCACTGCCCCTTCAAGCTGTGTGTCAGATAGGTTCTCAATCATAGTGTCCTGTACACCGTGAAAGAAATCCTTGTGTGATGCACAGTTGAAGCTGTCACCCACTACTCCTATGTATTCACCAGTGTCACCGTTGATTACATACTTCTTGTCACGCACTTTGGTTGGTTCAAACTTTACATCAAAGTCTAAGTCAACTGGCACTGCGTCAATTATGTTGTTTACAAAATCTAATGGCATATCATTCTCCTTTCTTGCCGTTAAGTGATACTATCTTATAGCATAAGTTCAATTAGTATGTCAACTATGAACATGCCTATTACAAAACTTGCTACATCCATTACTCGTCATCCTCTAGTTCTTCAAGAATATAGTCTGCATAATATTTTGGTCTGCCCTCATCATCCATCTGAGGCACAAACTTCATCACTCTGTGTAGTAAACATTCAAGTTTCTCTAGCTTACCTATATCAGACATCCATAAGTCATTACACTCATGTACCGTCATAAGCATACTCTTCAAGTCATTGTGAGCATTAAGAAACTCAACTCTTTCTTCGTGTGTTATATTCATGCTACTTCTCCTTTCATCCACTGTGGCATACTACGCCCCTTGTTATAGCTGGCAAACTTAATCTTGTCAACCTTGTAAAAGGCACGATAAGCTGCAACAGGCCAGTGTTCATCTGTCTTTAGATGGTCAAGCCCACTGAAGCATTGAGGGTGAGGGGTCACAAAGTTAGTATAGTCTGGTATATACTTTGCCCCCTCTACTAATGCATCATAGTGACGCATAGATGCGTGTCCTGTGTTTGGTTCTCCTGTGCGCTTGACAGGATATCTGTACATATACTCATCATTCATAGCCTTGAGCAGACGTACTCCATACTTGTAGTTCATACGATTGTCTCTAGCCCACACAGTACATGGGTGATTTGCATATGCTATCTTGTACAAGCCAGCCTCTTCTGCAAACTCAGGCGCATGGATACGCACCGCAGTGTTTAGCATCTGCGCTTCTTCTAATACCATTTT